ATTTTTTTATTTTAAATTTTTTTTTTTTTTATTTTTAAATTTTTTTTTTTTTTTTTTTTTTTTAATTTGATTTTTTTTTTTTTTTTTTCTTCTCATACCACCTATTTTGGTTGTTTCAATTGGTTTCATTATAATATATTATATAAAATTACTTTAAAATTACTTATTTATATATATATTATAATTATAAATGGAAATGAAGAAAATTGGTAATTATTTATATTACCCTAAACACATTGGTAAGGGTTCTTTTAGTAAAGTATATAAAGGATACCATATAGATAATGAAAATACAATTGTTGCTATAAAGAAAATATTTATATCTAATTTAAAAATTAGAAATTATATTGAACAAGAAATAAATGTAATGAAAAAAATATCCCATAATAATATATTAAAATTATACGATGTAGAATATAATTCTGAATATGTGTACTTAATATTAGAATATTGCGAATACGATTTATATAATTATCTTAAAAATAGTGATTTAAATTACGATGATATAAGAAATTATATGAAACAATTAGTAAATGGTTTAGAATATATGATGGATAAACATATAGTTCATAGAGATTTAAAACCTCAAAATATTTTAATAACAAAAGAAAAAAATTTAAAAATATGTGATTTTGGTTTTGCACGTGAATTTAAATCAGAAACTATGACATCCACATTTTGTGGTAGTCCATTATATATGGCACCGGAACTTATAGATAAAAATATTTATAATATAAAATCTGATATATGGTCTGTTGGTATTATTTTATATGAAATGTGTATGAAATTTCATCCATTTAAATCTGATAATATAAAAGAATTAATTGAAAAATTAAAACATAAAAAAAAAATATACTTTAATAATGATATGCCACCTAAATGTAAAAGATTATTAAAAAAAATACTAAAAAAAAATACAAAAAAAAGAATTACATGGAAAGAATTATTTGAAGATGAATGGATTAATAATAAGGAACAAAATGAAAATTATAATGATAATGAAAGTGAAAGTGAAAGTGAAAGTGAAAGTGAAAGTGATAGTTATAGTGATAGTGATAATCAAGAAATTTTAGATATCAAAAATGAAAGTTATACTGAGTTTAATCAAGGTAAAATATCAGTTAATAATAAAATTTACGATTTTGATGATAGTTTTGAAATTTTTTCTTTAGATATAGATGAAAATTTAGAAAAACAAAATAATGATTATATATTAGTTAATTATAATGAAATAGAACAAAATGATAACTTTAAAAATATTATGAATAATTCAATAAGTATTTTAAAAAAATTTTTAGATATTTAATTTAATTCTTTATTATATAATTCTAGTGCTTTTTTATATTTATTTTTATCTTCTTCTGCTTTTTGTTCATAAGGTAATTTATCTTCCGAATCCAGTTCATTCCATATACTACCTAACATTTTAGAAATTTCTCCTATTCCTGCCTGAGGATTTTCTTTTTTAACAAATTCCCTATAAGAATTTGAAAAATGTAAAAAGGAACTTAATGGTCTTTTAGGAGCATTAGCATCTTTTGGAGGTTTTTTATTATGTTTTTTTGTTACTTTTTCTATTAATAAGTCATATAGTAAAGTTATATCTTCATTTACATTAAAATCTTTATAATGTTCTTCAAGATCATATTTATGTTCAAAAAATTTAGCACATTCTTTAATTAATTCCTTTTTTTCTTTAATTAATTCTTTTAAAATTCCACCATTCATTACTTTATAATATTTAAATATTAATTTATCTTTATATTATATTAATATCTCTATTGTTTATTTCACTTTTATCCATAAAAATATAAAATTTATGTATCTTTTTAGTTTTACTTATAAAATATTCATACCAACTTTTTTCTTCATATTTTTTTAAATAGTATTTAGTTGATTTATTAGTATCTATTTCATGATAATTAAAATTACTATAATTTATTTTTGAATTAGGTAATTGTAAGTGAGGTTCTATAATATGAGACCAATCAAAATACTTAGGAATATTATGGATTATGTCACTACTATTGTAAATATTAAAAAATGAATCTATTTTTAATTTTTTATTATATAGTAATTTTGATGAATTTATACTAAATACTCTGGGTGTTCCAAAACTAAATAAATGTATATAAACTTTTGATATATTATTATTTATTACTTGATTACTATACTCATTACTATAGATTTTTCTTAATTCTAATGTAAATAATTGACTTAACACCGAACCCATTGAATGACCACAGATAATTATATCAGTAACACTTAAATCGTAAAATTTATTTAGTAAATTAGTTTCTTCTAAAATTTTTGTACTCAATACTGTTATAATTTTATTATAAAAAATATTAAACCCTTCATGAACTTGTGGGTTTAGTATATCTTTACTATCTTTTTTTTTGTATAAATCTTCATTTTTATATAAATTAATTAATTCATCTGTTGTAAATAAATTAAAATCATTTTTAAAAATATTTATATCTGTAATAATATCATCAAACTTCTTAGTTCCTCTAATAGTTATTATTAATTTTATACTTTTTTCTATTTTATTTAATATATAAAATACACATAATCTAGGAGTACATTGAGGTGGAACACAAATATCATCATATAAAATAATATTATTACTATCATTAAAAATATCTTGCATTATATTTTTATTATCAATTTCTCTTATATTATTTTTTTCCATAAGTTCTGTTATAATATTACTATTTTTGTATGATAATCCAGTATATCCAATAATACAAGGAAATATAAATTTTTGATAGTATTTTAAATTTTCCAATTCCTTATTTGAGAGTTCATCGTAACTTTTATATATTTCATTTTTATAATTTAAGGAACTTCTTAATTCATAATCATCTTGAATAAATGGATATTTAATAGTTTTAATATCATCAAATAATTTATTAAATATATTAATATTAAATAAATTTTCTATTTTTATACAATTAGGTAAATTATTATTACTATTTAAAATTAAATTATTATTTTTTTCCTTTATAATATTTTTTTCAAGACTTTTTTTTTTGTATAAGTTTAAATTACTATATTTTATTTTATATTTTAAATACTTTTGTTTATACATATTTATATAATAATAAATTATTTAAATATGATATTAATATAAATTTAATATAAATAACTAAAACTATATAAAATTGATTTATCTATATATACATATATATATAAATACAAAATGAACACTTGTGAAGAAGACATAGATGAAAATTATGTAAAAAATAATAAAAATTATTGTGATTATGAAAATTCAGTAACTTTAACAGAAGAAATTAATTATACAATTCTTCATAAATTAATTACTAATAGTAATTTGGAACAAGATGATTTAATTGAATTAAGTAGTTATTTAAAAAATTACGAAAATGCAAATAATTATATCCCCAAAGTAAATGTATCCTATGTACAAAAATTAGATAAAAATGGTAATCCTATAGGTAGAAGATATCCACAAAATTCATTTAAATGTTTAACAACAATGAAAAGAAATTTAAGAAATATGTTAATAAAGAATATATACCAAGATATAGATATTGAGAATTGTTCTCCTACTATACTACATAATATATGTAACATTAATAATATAAATAATCCTATTTTAGAACAATATATAAATAATAGAAAAAATATTTTACTAGATTTAAAAAATAGATTATCATTAGAAAATGAATCTATGTCAAAACAATTTATTATTGAATTAACTAATGGTGGAACTAATACTAAAGATGATTTATTTTTAGAAAATTATAAAAAAGAAATTAAGGATATTATAAATAAATTGAAACAAATTGATAATTATAAAGTATATTTAAATTATGTTAATCATTTACAAGAAAATATTGATGGTAAATTTATATCTTGTTTAATTTATGATTATGAAAATAAAATATTAATGGAAGCTTATAAATATTTTATAAGTAATAATTTTGATGTAGGTACATTAGAGTATGATGGATTAAAAGTTAAAAAAAATAATTCTGATGGAAGAAAAGTAAAACAATCAGATTTAAATAAAATTAATACAATTATCAAAAAACAATTTAATTTTAATATTAATTTTGTAGAAAAAAAATTAGTAATAGATAATAAATATACGGAAGTATTAAACAATTTAAAACCATATTATATAATTCATGATGATGTTCAGGGTAGAAATATAATGCAATCATTATATAATGATAAATTTGTATGTACACAAGCAAATACTTATTTTATGAATATAAATAATATTTGGGAAGAAAAAAAGGATAAAGAAGTAATAAGTAGTTTAGTAACCTTTATAAATAATCAAAATATAAGAAAAATTACAAAAATTGTTAAAGATGATGAAACCGGAGAAATAACGGACATAAAAACTAAGTCTTATTCAAAAGAAAGTGCAGGTTCAAAAGCATTAGCTGGTTTATGGTTAAACTCATTATCACATAATTGTTATAGAAATAGAAATTTTAATGAATTAATGTATAATTCTACAATTGGAAAATTATGTTTTGAAGATGGTGTATACGATTTTAAGAAAAGAACTTTTATTCCTTGGAATAATTGTAAAAATGTTTATTCAAAATATAAAATAAACGAAAAATTTAAAGATATACAACAAATAGATAATAAATATATTATAAATGTAAAAAAAAAAATTATTCAAGCATGTTTAAAAGATGAATTAGTAGACCACTTCCTTCATAGATTATCAAGATCACTTGCTGGATTTATAACAGATAAAAAATGGTGTGTCTTATTAGGTTTTAGAAATTCAGGCAAAGGTGTTATAATAGAAATGTTAAAAGAATCATTTGGAAATGATTATATTAAAAATATGAATAGTGGTAACTTATCAGTAAAAAGTAGTAATGGTGATACTGCTAAATTACAATCATGGATGTGTGACCTTGAATTTGCAAGAATTGTTTATAGTAATGAAGTATCAGTAGAAAAAAATAAATTAGATGGGAATACTATTAAATTAATTGCATCGGGTGGAGATTCTGTAACCGCTAGAAGAAATCATGAAAATGAAAGAACATTTAAAACTCAATATACATATTATCTATGTTGTAATGATTTACCTGATATAGTCCCAGCGGATGCGAATCAAACAAGAGAATTATATGATTTTCCATGGCAATTTAAAAATAGAAATGAAATAAATGAAAATGATAAATTGAAATGTAGATGTAAGAAAAAAAAATGTAATTGTAATAATAGTCAATGGAAAAATAATTATAAAATCGCTGATGATGAAATTAAATCTGAATTTTGTCGAAGTAAATATAATAAATTAGCTTTTATTAAACTCATTTTAGATAGTTTTGTAGATGAAATGCCGTATAATAAAACTATTAATGATGATAATCTTATGTATCAAAATGAAGATAGTAATGATGGTGAAGAACTTGTGTTAGAACATTTTATTATTAATACAAGTAATAATAATTTTAAATTAAGTGAAAAGGAATTAGAAAATGAAATTAATATTATGAAAGAAATTCATCAAAGTAAATTAAAAATTACAAAAGCTAAAATTGTTAAAATTTTAGTTCAACATGGTGCTAAAAGATATATAACAGATATATATAAAGGTTATCAATATGTTAAATTAACTTCTAAATCTAAAGGATTAAGTAAAAAAATAAATAATAAAGATGATTCATCAGATAATTATTCATCTTCATCCTCGTCTTCATCTGATAGTGATTAATAATTTTATAAATTATAATTATTTTTTTTTAAAATTATAAAACTATCTTTATATAATAATCCCTGGATTAGTAAACTAAACAAAATAGTCATAATAGTTTTATTTAATTTATTATAAAATAATATTAAAAATATCCCACATATTATCCAATGATGTATATGTAATATTTTTTCTTTATTTATTGGAATATGAATCATTCCTTTATATATAATAGGATACATTGTAAATTTAATACGTGGAATACCACCTTCTTTTCTCGGTAAAATTAAATATATGTATAATACTGATAAAAAAATACCAATAATTGTATCTAAATCTATATTTTTAATAAAATTCATTTATTATAATATTATATAATATAATTGATTTAAAATTAATATAGTAATTATATTTATAATATGGAAACTAATGTTTTTCAAGTTTTAGAGTGTCTAGATATAGAATCAAATCTTGAAATTAGTTATATAAAAGAATTAGTTGAAGTACTCAAAACAACTTTAATGCCAATATATAGTAATGAAAGGCATAAATTACAACCTTCTATTTTAAAAAAACTCGTATATAAATTTATATCAAAACATTTCAATGTATCCCAAAAGGTCATTGAATTAGCAAAAATACCACAACCAGAACAAAGAACAAAAGAATGGCATCAATTTAGAGAAAATAGAATTACTGCAAGTAGTGCTGCAAGTATTATTAATAAGAATCCTTATTCAACTCGTAATGCATATCTACGAGAAAAATTAGGTATTGGTAAACAATTTACTGGAAACTTTTATACAAGACATGGAACTAAATTTGAACAGATTGCTACAACACTTTATGAAATTAATAGTAATTTAATAATTTTTGAATTTGGAAGTATTCCTCATTTGAAATATAATTTTATTGCTGCTTCACCTGATGGTATAAGTAATGGACAAGACCCAGTTATGTTAGAAATAAAATGTCCACCTAAAAGGAAAATTGAAGATAACTATATACCTCCATATTATGAGGTTCAAATGCAATTACAATTAGAAGTTGCTGATATAGATATATGTGATTTTCTACAACTAAAAATAGAAGAAATAAATAAAGATACATACTATAATGATTATCTTGATAAAAATAGTGATATTGCTATTAATTCATTATCCTTACATAAAGGAATAATTATTGTTTGTCAAGATAATGAAGATAATAATTATTGTTTTTATCCTGATAGAACTATTATTACATCTATTTCTAAAATGGATGAATGGAAAGATAATTTTATATCTTTATATAAAAGTAAATATAAATATATTGATGTGCAATATTGGAATACTTATAAATATTATGTCCAAAGAGTAAATAGGGATAAAGAATGGTTTGAAAAAACTTTACCAGAGTTTAAAGAATTTTGGGAAGAAGTATTATTATATAGAAAAAATGGTATTCCTGACAAATTAATTCCAAAAAAAAGAGAATCTAAATATGTATGTGAAATTTTAACATCATCTGATGATGACGATGATAATACAAATAATAAGATAAATAATGATTATATAAATGAATGCACTATATTATCATCCACTGATGATAGTATTGATAGTATTGATACTATTGATAATATTGATAATATAGACAATAATGCAAATAATGCAAATAATGCAAATAATGCAAATAATGCAAATAATGCAAATAATGCAAATAATGCAAATAATGCAAATAATGCAAATAATGCA